CGAATCTATCCTTGATGAAGAAACGGGCCTCGCCGAATTAAATCTTGTAAATGTAGATTCAGATATTTCAATAGAAAAATCAGGAAATACTATTTATATTGGAGTGAAAGGAATTTCTAACGAAGAGCCAATTTATTTATATTAAAAATAAAGCCCCGAGATTCGGGGCTTTTTTATTCAGAAGATATTTCCTTATTATCGAAGTATTCCATTCGTTCAATAAAGTCGTCAATATTTCCGATAACAGCGTCTTTATGAGTTTTAGAAACCAAGTTCGTTGAATTTGGATCAAGTTCAACAATAACCAAGATTTCTTTCGGTAATTCACCGTCTTCAATAAATGCTGCAATATCTTCTTTTTTGATACTATATAAAATATCAAGATATCTATCCCTTTCTGCAGCAATGCCTTCCTCTTCTTCTTTTTTCATTCTTGCTTTATAATCTGCAACACAATCTTCCCATTTACCCATACCGCATTCTTCAAAGAACGGAGGAACCATATCATACTTAGTCCAGAACTTAATTTCCTTATCTTCCATCGTCATAAGCTGTTCGTAAGTATCTTGATCCATTGGCTTATTAGGCTCTCCTGATACAAGCTCACATTGCTCCTCGGTAAAATAAGGACGGTTCTTAGGGTTATCAATAAGAATACTCGAACGAATTTCTTTACTGAAACACACCAAAAGCGGGGTTATACGCTTATTAAACATGTCAATGTACTTTGGCACATTGTATTCAAGATCCTCACTCACGTCAGCGCAGAATGTATCATCTTCCCTGTCAATAATATCCCTTGGAACAAGAACGCAGTTTAGTACAATTTCGTCTTCTGCAAATGCATTAGGATAGTATTTTTTTGCGTAGTAATCAATTGAATACGTTTTCGCAAGCGTTGTTCCGCCGACACTTTCAATTGATTCATCCGTTTTTTTCCACTTATTGTATTTGCTTTCAATTTCTTTTGTTAAATCTATTTTCTCATTATCTTCAAATGTAAAGAATTTTTTTGTTTTCTTAACATCTGCATGAGATTTTGATTTACCTGTATTGATATAATAAATGGTGTCTCCGTTGGCTACGCTGATACCGTTTGCAATAGCAAGCTCATACCACGCCTGACGAGACTTCGGGCGTCCTGCCTTTGTAAGTGTTTGAACATCTTTTTTGTATTCCTTAATCGACTTTTTGATTTTACCCTTTGTTGCAATGTCTCGAAGTGGGATTTGATAATTGTAAATCTTATCTACGTATTTATAATACTCATTAAGGAATTCTTGTCCTTTACCCTGAAGCAATAAGCGAATACCCACCGCAAGGAACTTTGCAATGTATTCAGGCATTTTCTTTGATTTAATGGTGTTTCCAACCATTTTTACGTCCTCAGGATAAGGATTCTCAGGGAAATAGTCAGCATAGTTCTTTCTCGAGAAGTTGATAGTTGCTGTAACAACTTCGTCGATGCCAAGCCCCATTTTATTAACTGCATTTGGCGAATAATGCTTGTCTGACATATACATATCATTGAATTCAGCAACATCACCCTTAAATCCCGTATATTCCTTTCCTTTTTCAGTTTCTCTTGACAAACCCCGGCTAACATAAGGGTGTTCCTTTGTATAACGATACTGAGATTCCTCTGGTAATTCAAAGTTAAAACCATCAGTATCACCAACAATCGGCTCATATCCAAGGTTTTTAAAATGAGAAATCATTAGACGAAGGCATTGACGCCCGGTGCAAGTTGTTTGTTCAGCACATTTTAGGCTTCCAAATGGGAATACATTTGGTGCTCCGTACGAGCCAAAAAATGAGTTTCCAAGGATTTTTAGAGGCAGTTGTTTTTTATCATTAAACGATTCTTCTTCTGCATATTTACGCTTTTCGGCCTCTGTTTCTGCCTTTTCCTTCTTCTTACCAGCTACTTTCTTTAATTTCTTATATTTTTCACGCTGTGTAAGAACATGCTCCAAGAAATGAAGCATGGTCATCATCAAATCAGTAGGATCTGAAATACCCCAAGTAAGGATAATTGAAGGATAAAGTGAGTTGTAGTCAAGCTTTACAACGTTTTTAACAAATCCAGTACGTAAAAGTCGAGATAAACCGCCTGTAAATGTTTTTGTTTCGCCGAACATTGGAATAGCGAGCCCTTGTTCGTAAGACCACGCAAGCATAAGTGCTTTCCATTGTCCTGCAGTACCCATCGTAGTACATTTCTTGTACGGGACAGGAAGCATTTTACAAATAAGGAAGTTAGGAGTGTTATAACGATGTTCAACCTTTTCGCATTCCCACAAGTCGTCAAAAAGGTACCTTTCTACAACATACCGTCCGGATTTTAATTCATATCCTTTTCTGATAAAGCCATGCTCAGGAATAAAAGATTTTTTTCCACCGTATATTTCACCCGTGTCTTTATCATTCAAATCGGGATTGTATTTGTACCAATCTCCATTTTCATTACAAAATGCAAAATCATGCTCTTTATCATTCCACGTTTTTGAAATTTGTTCGCCAGGGACATATACACGATTAGGCTTTTTCATTTTTGAGTACTCAGTAACATACTTCAAATCAGCCTTTAGCATATTTGAGTCAAGGGCCTGAGCACGGCGAACAGCGTGAAGTGAATCGGTTACAATTACACCGGGTACTACAGTAGCCTTGTAAGTTTCCATTTCACCGCCAAGTTTCAAAATGGATTCACGTTCTTCTTTATGAATAAAATCACCACCGAAATATTTTGCGGAAAGTTCTTCAATTGGAACGCCGAGACGCTTACAAGCGCCGATAATCATATTCCAGTCGAAGGTTTCGCCGTTATGCGCAGTAATAATATCGGGCTTAAATGTATAGATGATTTTAAACATTTGTTCAATAGCCCAAAGCTCACATTCATCCTTCTCTTCTTCCGTATCACCTACAACTGAAATAATTTTCTGAAATCCATCAGGATGTCCATGGAACGGACGGTTAAATTTAATACCTATCTGATTAATTCTATCGTGTTCGGTATCAAGGCCTGTTGTTTCCAAGTCGAATGTTAATTTAAGAACCTCGTCATAGTCATCATATCCCTTAAAAAAACGTTTTCCCGTTGAAATTAGAAATTGCTCTTGCGGCGTCACTATAAGATATTGTTTAGATTCTGATTTAGAACGTGTTGCGTCTGCTTCTTTATCTTTTGAATAAATTGGATTATCACATTTTTTAAAGAAATCCAAAAATCTGTGATATGACATTGGGCGCTTTGCATAGAACATAAAAAGATATCCGTCATCAAATTCGTGACGAACAACTCCGTGTATATCTGTTTGTGAAAGCTTTTTTACGCCTATATCATAGATTCTCATTAGGCGTTTAATTTCGTCCCTATCACCATGGCAAAGTCTTTGGCAAGCCTTTAAAGTAGCCCAACAGAACGGATAAAACTTTTCTTTTTGTTTACATTTTTGATCATTTTCGTTACGATAGACAACTGTAACAAAATCGTCTCGATAAGAATATTCGAGATTTACAATTCTTTTCTGAGGGTCATGCCCTTCGATAAATCGTTCAATATCCTCTTGGGATATTTTATTCGTTTTTAATTCTTCCATATTTCTAAAATCACGTCGCCTAAAGTTTTGCACCGCGCAAACATCGGCATTATCTTGCTCAAATATACAATTTTAAGATAATTAGAAGTATTTATAAGTGATATATTATATTAAAATGGGAAAAAGGATATACATAACCGAAAGTCAACTTTCACAAATTCTTAAAGAAAATGAGCTTCTTTTAGAATCAGTTAATAAAGTTGATAATTTTGATATGATTGGGGATTTAATTAATCTCACCGATCCTGATAAGTTTTTCTTTGTCCAAATCGTAAAACGTTGGAAGGATAATAAGGATAAGACAGGCGCCGATGCATGGAGACAGGCAGGAAGGCAAGCTAACACTTATCATAAAGGTGGCGATTTTGGTAATTTTGCAAGCGGAACTGCATTTAAAGTTCGTAGTAAACAGGAATTACTTCAATTAAAGCCACAAATAGTTGCATATTGTGATAAAAATAATGCGCGTGCCTATATAACAAGTAATCCTCGTTCAGAAAGCGCAATTAACTCTTTCCTTGCTAAACAGAAAGCAAAGTTTGGCTCGAATCTTCATCCTTGGGATCAGAAATTCGGATTTGAACATCTTGCGGGACAAGCTAAAGTATATGACCCAGTTAAATGGCCCGACAGGGTTCGTCTTATGTTAGACATTGATACTGAGAAAAATACTTGGTATGTTCCGGGCGTAAAACTTCATATGGATATGAGAACAGGAAGGGTTGATGATAGAAATCATCCGCAGTTGAACAATTGCGAAGCACGCATTCTTGACCAATCTCACGCTCAGCTTATACTTCCCAAATATCCTAATCAAGAAGCATATCTTAAATCAATAGGTGGCGTAAATGTTTGGGAAGATACAAAGGCAATTCTTGCCCAAAACAATATTCCTATTGAAAAAGAATATGAAACCCCTTCCCATGGTTTGCATATTATAATTGCTGATATCAGTAAAGTGCCTAATTTAAGACAAGTGGAACAAGATCTTAGAAAATATGATGATGGACGCAATGTGAATCAATTCCAACTTGTTCACTTTAATTTCGATGGAAAGTTAATTCTTTATTCAAACGTAGATACACAAGGATATTAATATGAAAAGACAACTTAAAGAAGAACAATATTCCTCAAACATTAATGTGGGCACTTTTAGAACAAAAGAGCAAGCACAGTCATATCTTCAATATCTTAGGAAAAAGTATGGATTTTCTGAATATAATAGTTATGTCAATGGAACAACAGTTGTTGTTACCCTTGAAAAAAGTGTAATGGATGATTCATATTATTATGACATGATAAACGCCATAAAACAAGAAAAACAAAGACTTTCAAACTACTATTATAAACAAGTAAGCGAATCCACATTACGCAAAATGATTCGAAAAGCACTTATTAATGAAATGAATGCAAACAAACTTCCTTCTAATATAGAAATAAAAGATTTTAAAACAGATAATGGAGGTAAAATTACAGTGCGTTTCGGAAAAAATGGTTGGGGATTAACCAATGAACTTATAAAAATAGGCGAACTGATTCATAAATTATCTCAAAGATACAATGTTTATCTTGAAGAATGTAAAATAGATAAATTGGACGATGTTTATGATTTTGTGTTCCATTACGATAATAAAAATTTTGAGGACTAATTATGAAAATTTTTATAACAGAAGCCCAGTTTAAAAAACTGACAGAACACATGATATCAGAATCAATCTGTGTCGATCCTGTACATGAAATTTATTATGGGATAGGAGAAAAAGCCAAGGCTGTTATTGATTACCTTTATAATGAAGGCGTTGTTGCATACGATGATGAACACATTACGGCGATGGCTAATGATATGTCATTGATTGATTTTAAAGATATTTGCAAGCTGATACGTTCCGAATACAACAATAATTTAACCGATGATGAGGTTATGACATTAGAAGATTATATAAACACCGGAAGTAACCCTGAGTTAGAAGATCAAATTTTCAGAGCGGTAAAAGAATACGAACAGCAGGCGCACGAATATCTTAACGTTTAAACCCGTGTTTGATTGGTGTTCCTATACTTTTTGCCATTTGGCAGATATAAGCGGTGTCCTTTAAACCATCATCAAACCAAATGATTCCGTTACAGGTTGCGAGAAGCTGTTTATTACGCTCTTTTAAAGCACTTTTGCCATAAGCCCGCCAATCGGTATAGAAGTATTGAATTGCAATACGATATTCAGTAGCAAAACGAGTAAGAAAAGGCGTTTCTTCAGTAGCGTATATAGTTAACCCATCCTTCACTCGGTTTTTGAGAAGGTAAATGCATCTATCTCGAAGTTGTTCATAAGTTTCAACCGCAGATAGTCCTATGATTGCTACGTTGAACACGTTACAAATATAAGAAAAATATTGAAATAAACAAAAAGTTAATTAATTTTTAAATAAAATGGAATTTGATTCACATGGCATAGGTAATTATTACGAAGGAGATTACGAACGTTCCGAAGAGGCTTTTGGAAAATCATTAGCTGAAATAAAATTAGGGCTCAAAAAAGTCCCTAAAATTAATTCTATGGAACGTAAGATACTTGAATTCTGTCATAATAGGGATATTAAAGAATTTTTACGCGAAGAATTTGAAAAACACCCGATTAAACTTGATGAAAACGGAGGACTTGTTGGTGAAAATCCTTTCGACAAAGAAAGGCGTGAACGCGGTGAAACATCAACATATCAAGGCCGAGACTCGCTTTATGAATCAATTGGCGCCATAAACGCCATGGGCGGAGAATTTTAAAAGCTGACTTTTATAGTCAGCTTTTTTCTTCTAATTCAAAATGAACAACCTGTTTCATTGCCTCTTCTATTGACAGTCCCGCCCACGGGCAGTATCCGTCTTTTCTGAATATCAGAAAATCATAATATGCGGTAATACCTTTTAGCTTTTTCTTATTTTCTTTGTCCCAAATAAGCCTAAAAGATAAACGTTCCGGCCAGTCATTTTCCTTAGTGTCTGCTACTACTATTAAATTTTCAAAGAAGCATTCTGTATATTCTTCTCCATTTACAAGAATGCAAGGTGTAAAACCTTTCCAATTATCAGAGATTAATATTTCCCCTGAAACAATATAGAAATCCAAAAAACTGTTGTTTTCTCGTTTAGGATTTTGAACTTCTAAAACAATATCTAATTTTTTCCCCATAGATTAAAAATCATTTCCTTCATTACCCTTTCTTACGAAAAATTGGCTTCTCCTTGCAAGTTTATCTTCCACCTGCTCAATACTTTCGCCATATTTAAATATGAGTCTTATCGGCTCGGGGTATTCTTCATATTCAGACATATCTTCCCAAGCAAGAGCTACTATACCATCAACACAGTCCTGCATTGAAAAACAACTATTCTTTTGGGCTAACCCAAATGGTATAATTGTGGCAAGACGTTTTGTTTTTGTAATCATAGAATCGTCAGGACGCATATTTTGACAAGCTGACGGACATTGTTCCGCCCAATCGTCAGCCCATACAATATCCGGTGCCTCAGAAAACAAAAAATCGTACTCAAACATATCCACTGAATTTATTCCAATGAATTCAACATATACAAGATATAGTTTTTCGTTATCTTCCATTATTTTTCTTCTTCTTTTTTAATTACCGCATTTATTATAGCTGTCTTCCTTAGCACAATATTCCACATTCGTTCATATTGAGTATCACGGAAAATTTGATAATAAATATCAACGGGCTTAGTTTGCCCCACCCTATAAATTCGATCTTCCATTTGTTTCAGATCTGAAGGCAAATAAGAAAAATCATTAAAAATCAACTTAGTTGAAGATACGAGGGTAATGCCAACAGAAGCACTTTGTACGTTTCCTAAAAATACTTTTACATTTTTATCTCCCATAAATGCTTCAACCGCCGCGTCTTTTTGCTTTAAAGAACATTTTCCGTTGTATAAAACAGCTTCGTCGCCATAGTATTCTTTTAAAGAATAAATTTCTTCATCATAACAGCAGGCTATCACAACTTTTTCACCTTGAGATATCAATTTGTTGGCGAGTTTTATTGTTTTAGGAACCATTTCATTAGAAAGATAACGTCTATATAGTCCGCCCTCTAAAAGTGCCTTATTTAGCCCTTTATCGTCATCTTCCTGTTGTTCTTCATATTCTTCCCACAGACGTTCATATTCGTTCCACTGCTTATCGGTTAAATCATAATATATTTCATGCACCGTTTTCTCAGGAAGTACTAAATCGTCCTTTGTTCTACGAAGGTAAATATGTGATATTCTGTCTTTTAACTCATCGAGATTTTGGATTTTCTTTGGATCCGGAACCATTATCATCCTGCATTTTGCCGCAATTTCTTCTTTCAACTCCTGCTTTTCTTCATCTTTCAAATCTTTCCAAGAAACCACGTCTTTCTTTTTGAAGTAGTTTTCAACTATTTTTTGACGTTTAAGTTTGTCCTTTGGGTGAACCATTTCAAATGCACCGCAGTAACGTTCCATATAGTACTTATAATCCTGTGTAATAGGATCATCCAATAACGATAAAACACAATAGATGTTGGTTGGATCATTAGTGAGAGGCGTGCCTGTTACAAGATAAATGCTATCAGGGTTACCTTTTTTGATCAAGCTTTTAAGAACCTTATATCTGTTTGATTTAGGGTTTGATAATAAATGTGCTTCATCAATGATAAGAAGCGTTTTTCTATTTGTTACATATTGAAGTAGCGGACTTTTTTCGAACGTTTCTTCCCACGCAGCAAAACTTCTATTACTTGGAATTTTATAAAATTCATCGAGAATATCGTAATTCAAAATAACAAATCTGTTGAATTTCCATTTTCCTGCAGTTTTTGCTTCTTCAAGAAGTTCGTTACGTTTTTTCCCCGATTTACCCGGTGCATATCCTAAAAATTCCTCAAGCTCCGGTTTTGTCTTATCAGCAAAACTATCAATAACACTAATATCTTTTTCGTTTATATAGAAAGATAACTCGCGTTTCCAGTTATTTTTTAAACCGGCCGGGCAAACAATTACAATGGAATCAAAATTCCCTTCAATAGCTGCAACTGACACTTCAGTACTCTTTCCCATGCCCATATCGTCCGCTAAGATACATTTCTTTCTTGTTAAAAGAAATTTAATAGCATCTTTTTGGTGAGGATATAACACACGTTTAAAATTCGACAGCCTATCATACCTATCGAAATCAACTTCCATTTTTTTGTAATTCTTAACAAGGAAATTTGTCAGGACAGCCTTTTTTGGAATAAAGCACAATATTTCGGGAACAGATTCCCTATATTGTATATAACATACATAAGTTGTGTCGTTATCGCCAAGGTATGAAATTATCCTGATTTTATTAGGGAGAAACGGCGTACCCCACTTTTCCTGCTTTGTTTCAGCCCACCAATCAGCTACCTTTATTATCTTATTGATTTTCTTCGGAACAAAATCTTTGTTTTTAATAATATACGGAATGTTAAAGTCATTCATTAAGTCAGTCTGCCGTTCTACAAATACCTGCATCTGCAAATAAAGCATATATGGATTTTCTCCATCATACGCTTTCAATATATCATACGCCTCGTTTTGTTTTTTAAGACTGATTTTCATACAATATCAAATATACAAAAATTTAGACAATAGAACCGGGTAACGTTTCGTCTATATCGAATACACATTTTTGACATACAATGTCACGAGTTTCTTTAAACATTAAATCAGCGGGTTTTAAAATTTTATCGTAGGCTTTTATCATTCTTTTCATCCCTTCTCTGCTTAAGCAATATGCTGCAGTTGAAAGAAACCACTCGTTATTTTTTACTAATTTTTTAACCGCAAGAAACGTTTCTGAATCAGCAGATTCATAAAGTTGCTGATTTGTATAATATAGCTTAGCAATGACGTAATTGGATGGCAACTTTTCTAAGACATCTATTAAACCTTTTTTCCCATTTTTAAGCCTCACATCATCCTCTAATATCATTATATTTTCAAAGCCGCGTTCATATGAAGTTTTAATTATACTATAATGATTTAAAGCACAATTATAAACTTTGTCATATACCAAATTATCTTTTCTTCTTTGGCTATCATAGTATTCTGTCCGTAAGCTTTCACAGTTTTCACCAATTTCTTTATCAATCGGCCCATTGCAAGCCCACCAAATATCTAAATCCGAAGAAAGTTCTTTTTTAAGTTTGTCAATATTTTTCATCCTATCTTTTTTATTAGACAGGTGTAAAACAAAAATTTTAAAATCAGATAATTTCATATTACAAATATACAAAATAAAAAATCCCCGCATTTTCATGCAGGGAAAATAGCAATTATGAAAAAATTAAATTAGTAGCAAAGAATTGCATAGTCCATTACCAATGTTGCTGTGATATCAGCAAGAGAATCATCTGAATATTGGAGGGTTCCGAAATTGGATACTGAAATCCTAGCATTTTTAAGTATCCACTTCTGAACGCATACACAGTTAGGATCTAGAAGTTCAAGCTCAATGTCTCTCTTATAGCCTGCAGCATATCCTTGACGACCCGTAACAGACTCAGAGGACAGGCGAATCCATTCCATAACTGCCTGAGAAGCACTTGGGGCAATAGGATCTCTGAACGTTACCTGAATAGCGTCCCAAGTATATCTACCTACAACATAGGTACTTGTGTTAAGGAAAGGAATCTCAACACTTTGTTGGTTAATTGAAGGCCTCGAAGCCGATTGCAACATCCATTCAGAAATACCTAAATCAGAAGGAAAACGCATAATAAATCTATTCTTCCTTAGGGGTTCGAACTGCAACGGCATTTTCAATAGTAAATCACCTGCCATAATATATATCTCTATTTTTTCTTCGTTATATTATTAAATACTTAGACTTAAACTTTTTTAAGCCTGAGGATTATCTTTATCTTTATTTTCTGCGGCTTTATCGCAGAATTGGAATATCTTTTTAAGAGCTTGATATCTATCGTCTTCCGGATTCTTACATAATTTAATCATTCCACGAAGTGCAATTTCACGAATTTGGTCCACTTCTCCAAGTTCTCTAAGGCCTTCTTCCGGATCTGGTTCTTCAGCTTCCATGTTGCCTAATTTTGCGCCGCCTTCGGCAAAATCTTTACCATCGGGGCTTGTTGGCATTTCCTGTTCTTCAGGAGCCATACCTTCGTAATCCTCGTCATATTCTTCGCCGAATCTAATTGACTCGTTTAAAGTGCGTATACTTGAAGCCATATCTTGAATGGACTTCAATTCTTTTGCATATGCTTCTTTATTTTTCATACTATAATTTTCTTATTAATAAATACCTACGCAATTAAAATAATTTATTGAAAATAAGTTTTAAATGCATATTTTTTAAATAAATACTTTTTGTGCTAAAAAATAGCGAAATATTAGAGCCTATTGTAGATGAAAAAGGGTTTGTTTATCTTCTTGGAGATTTTGAAAAGCCCGGTATTTATAAAATAGGCGTTACTCGAGGTTCCATAGAAAGAAGAATCAAGAAACTTCAAACAGGAAACTCGGGAGAAATATATATCTGTAAATATTTCAGGACGGATCATCCGTTTTTTATTGAACGCCAACTCCATAAAAAGTATATATCAAATAATATTTTAAATGAATGGTTTGAACTTTCTGATGAAGAATTTCAAAAATTTGAAAAAACGTGTGAATTTTACGAAAATTTAATAGATGTTATGAAAGACAATCCATTTTTTCCTAAAAAACTAAATTAATAGGTATTTATGAATGAACTAACATTAATAACTGAAGGTTTTAAACTAAATCACAGTTATACAATCGAAAGCGCCGCAATCAACAAGTCTGATTTGGTTGTGGTTGTTAAGGACAGCGAAAAAGATGAGTTCTTAGAAGATTTTATCAAGGGAAAAACAGCTTATAAAATTGTAGTTAACACAGATGTAGCTGAAATTCGCATAAAACATATGGTTTTTGTCAGAAATTTCTTATATGGAAATGACGGGAACAATGAACTTATTTCTTTTATTATCGATCTTTTACCCAGAAATTAATGAGGCAACCAGTAAAAAAATCAGGAGCATATCAAAAACCACGCTCAAAAACAGTAAAAAAGCCAACTCAAGAAGAAACTTCCAAAAAAAATACAGCAAAAAGGGATAAAAGGCTTCCCTCAGTACACAAAGAGCACAAAAAACGCGTTTTTAAACACCCAGAATACGGCACTTCTAAATTAGAAACACGATTCGCACGGGATTTTCTTGATAAATTGGGCGTAAAATACACATATCAATACAAAGCAGAGTCAATTGGTAGATATTTTGACTTCAGAATAGAGCCGCATGGCCCAATTATCGAAATTAACGGCTCATATTGGCACGGGGACAGCCGACTATACGAAGAAAAAGATTTAAATTCAATACAAAAACGTTCAAGGCGTGTTGATGAATATAAACAAGCTTGGTGCTCACGCAACGGAATACCGTTATTTTACATATGGGAAGAAG